CACCGGAGGCTATCATCGCTAAGGAGCGTGCAGCGCAGATGGCGCAGCAGGCTGCTATGCAGGCCGCCACGCAAGCGCCGGCAGGTATGCCTGCAGGTATGCCGGGACGCCCCGGAGTACCGGGACAATCGGTAGGTAGTCTGCCGGGACCGATCAATCGGCAGACGCTGGCTGACGGAACACCGATAACAGATACCTTCGCGCCTAGTTGACAGTTAGCTGGTTTCACTTTAGCGTTAGCACGTATGCTCAAGAAGCCAGCGATCAATGACTTACGGGCTGCAGCGCGGATTAGCCCGCTGCCAGACTGGGCTGTGATGGCTGAGATGATTGAGGGAGAGCTGCAAGAGATCTACAGCCGTATGACAGACAGCCACAACACAGTGGTACTGCATCAGCTGCAGGGTCGAGCGCAGGCTCTCAAAGACTTCAGACTCCTGATTAAAAATTCGCAGGGGTATCTGGAGCGGATGACGAAGTAGAACGACCTCCGGGTGGCACTCGGAGCCTCAGATTCAACCGGCCCGGTTGAAGTCGTTTCAACCTCGCAGACCGTACTCACAAGGCGCAGACCTAAACGGAGCGTCTGAGATAGTCGGAGCAAGGAGCGGATGATGAGCAATTTGCCAAAACAGGTTCTAGCGCAAGCCGAAGAGGTTGCTGAACTCGATAAGATGTTCGATCAACCTGATGAGGTCGAAACTGGGCTTGTAGAAGCGAATCAGGAGCCAGCTGAGGCTCCGGGTGTAGTTCAGCCGAAGGCTGACGAAGAGACGTGGCAAAAGCGTTACCAGACCCTGCAGGGGATGTTTAACGCAGAGGTTCCTCGCCTGAATGCTCAGGTAAAAGAGCTGCAAACCCAGCTCAAGGAAACTCTCGAAGGTCTTGAGTCAATCAAGAAATCTGAGCCGCAACCGGAAGCGCCTCCGAAGCGTCTGGTGACTGAAGAAGACGTAGAAGCCTATGGCGGCGATCTGCTGGATCTGGTGAAGCGCCAAGCCTCTGAAGTATTTCAGCAGGAGCGGGCGCAGCTACAGAAGGATCTTGCAGTGGTGCAGGCTGAAAATGCCGAGCTTCGCAAGCAGTTAGGCGGTGTTGCAGAGAAAGTGGGCGAGACTGATCGCCGCGCGTATTTCTTGGAGCTTGAGAAAGAGGTTCCGGATTACAAAGCGGTGAATGTGGACCCTGCATTCATGGAATGGTTGGCTGTGGTTGATCCGCTTAGCGGGCTGCCGCGACAGACGTACCTGAATGCGGCGTACCAGCAGTTCGACGTTGCGCGGACAGCAGCACTGTTCAATGCTTGGAAGAACGAAACAGGTAAAGCAGCACCGGCTGTAAAGCAGGTCGAGCAAGAGCTGAAGCGTCAAGTTGCACCGGGTACTTCGCGCGCCTCTGCGCCACAGTCCTCGAACGCAGGCGAAAAGATCTGGTCGATGCAAGACATCGAGAAGTTCTATGTCGAAGCGTCCAAGGGGCGGTACAGTCGCGATGAAGTGGCACGGATTGAAGCAGAAATTGATGCGGCTGTAGCTGCAGGACGGTTGCGACAGTAAGCGTCCCGGTCATAGCCGTAGGAACCACCCTTTTAGGTTAGGAGTTTACGGCTATGCCTATTGCAACTACCGGTAGTTTTACTACCAACCCGACGATGTCGGGCAGCTTCATCCCGCAGATTTGGTCGGGGAAGCTCAACGTCAAGTTTTACTCCACCACGGTTTTTGGTGAGATCGCTAACACCAATTACGAAGGTGATATTAAGAACCTTGGCGACACGGTGATCATCAACAACATCCCTGATGTCACCATCAATGACTACACGATCGGTTCGTCGCTGACCTATCAGGTTCCGGCTCCGAACAAGATCCAGCTCGACATCAGCAAGGCAAAATATTTCGGGGTGAATATCTCCGACGTTATTGCCTATCAGGCGCAGCCGAAGCTGATGGATATGTTCACCAGTGATGCTGCGAAGCAGATGGCGATTGCGATCGACACGGATATCCTGAAGCAGACGCCGGATACCGCGTACATCAACACCACCTCGTACGCGAACAACAACATTGGTACGAAGTGCGGTGCGCGCTCTAACGCGTTCGACCTCGGCGGTGCTGGCGGCACGTACGCGGCCACGGCAGCTGGCGTCAAGCTCGGCACCCCGCTGACCCTGACCTCCGGCTCGACCTCCGGTTCGACGGTAAACATCGTTGAAGCGCTGACGCGACTGGCGTCCGTACTGGACGAACAGAACGTGCCGGACACGAACCGGTTCGTCATCATCACCCCGCAGGTTCGCAACCTGCTGATGAACTCGAACTTCCAGCAGGCATACCTGACTGGTGATAGCCAGTCGATTCTGCGTAACGGCAAGATCGGCACGATCGACCGCTTCACGGTCTATGTGTCGAACCTCCTGCCGACGGCAGCGGCTGGTCAGGACTTCACCGGTACTGCCCTGACTGGTGCGGTGGCTCGTAAGTGCATCGTTGCAGGTGCTACCTCGGCCATCACTTTCGCCAGCCAGATCGCGAAGGTCGAGTCCATGCCGAACCCGAACGACTTCGGTCAACTTGTCCGTGGACTGAACATCTACGGCTACAAGACGATCAAGCCGGAGTCTCTCGCGGTCCTCCAGTACCTGTAATAGGTCTGTGAGTCCCCGGTCGGAGGGATGCCCCGCTCCCCTCCCCTGCCCTCCGACCGGGTTTTTTAGAGGTGTGGTGATGGCGAAAGCAGGTCTCTACAGCAATATTCACGCGAAACGGAAGCGCATTGCTGCTGGTTCGGGCGAGAATATGCGTAAGCCCGGCACCAAGGGCGCTCCCACTGCAGCTGCTTTCAAGGCGGCTGCTAAAACAGCGAAGAAGTAGCGCATGGCGGTCGTAGCGTCGAGTGTTTTGAATCGGGTCCGCACACAGTTAATCGACGATGGTTCGACTGTGCGTTGGACTGATTCGGAGCTGCTTAGCTGGCTGTCTGATGGGCAGCGTGCTGTTGTTAGCTTTGTCCCTCATGCTGCGCCGCGCACCGCAAATCTGTCTTTAGTTGCGGGTAATCGGCAGACGATCCCGACCGATGGTTGGCGTCTCATCACGATCTACCGCAATACGACGTCAGGTGGTGGGGCAGGTACCTCTGCGTTAGAGGTGCCTCGCTCCGTTCTGGATATTCAGTACCCGACTTGGACGTCGAGCGCTACCAGTAGCGTGACGGTGACCCATTGGTGTTACGATGAGCGTGATCCCTCGGTTTTTTGGGTTTACCCGTACAACACCGGTGCTGGTTACGTGCAGATCAACTACTCCTACATGCCGCCAGACTTAGCTTCCACGGCAGAGGAGTTGGATCTCCGAGACATTTTCCAAACAGCATTGTTTGATTACGTGATGTTTCGCGCTCACTCTAAAGATAGTGATTACGCTGCTGGGCAAGCTCTTGCCGCAGCGTATTTCTCATCGTTCCAAGCGCATCTTGCACCCTTCATGCCGGCGAGGGCCGCATAGTGGGTACCATTACTGCAGGTGCTATGATCGACCGAGCAGCCCAACTGCTTTACGATCAGACGAATATCAAGTGGTCGCGTACGGAGTTGCTTGAGCATTTGAACTCTGGGCAGCGAGTCATTACGCTGACCTCACCGACCTCCAACAATACGGTTGCAGTCATGCAGCTGGTTATTGGGGCGCGGCAATCGTTGCCCTCTGATGGTTGGCTGTTACTCGATGTGATTCGCAACATGGGCACGGATGGGCTTACTCCCGGACGGTCTGTGCGCGTCATTTCTCGCAAGCTCCTTGAGGCATTTGACCCTGACTGGCAGACTTCTACCAAAAAAGCGGTGGTACAAAGCTATTGGTTTGATCTTCAAGATCAGACCGCCTTCTTTGTGTATCCTCCAGCAGATGGTACGAGCCGGATCGAGATCAACTACTCGGCGACTCCGCCGGCTTTGACCAGTGAGGCGCAGACGATTTCTCTCAGGGATGTGATGGATAGCGCTTTGTTGAATTGGATGTGCTTTCGAGCACTGAGCAAGACCGCTGAGTTCGGTGGTGCAGAGCTTGGCGCCGCTTATTTAGGCGCATTCAACGCAATCATGGGCTCTAAGTACACTGCTGAACAGGCAAACAACCCTAATTTTGGGTTGTTCCCACCTTCGGCTGATGTCAAAGGAGGTGTTTCGTGAGTACCTCCTATGAGAGTTTTTACCCGGAAGTGCTGCCGTTTTTTCCCGGTGTCCCAGAACCGGTGATTTTTAACGCAATTCGTAACGCATGCATTGAGTTCTGTGATAGCACTGACTGGCTTATCTACACACCTTTTACACAGGATATCTACAAAGACCAGCGTGAGTACGACTTGACGCTGGATGTGCCCAGCGGCACTACTGTAGCGCGTGTTCAGGCAGCGTGGGTGGATGACCTGCCGTTGGCTGCTCGTACAGATGAGGATTTGAGGCGTATCTACAACCTAAATTGGCGTGATCAGTCGGGGCGCCCGTGTTATTACACGCAGTACGTGCCAGAAACACTGATTCTCTGCCCTACCCCCGATCGGGCTTTGTCGCAGGGGTTGGCGATGACGTTGGTTATCCGCCCACTGCGCAGCTCTACAGCGGTTGATGACACTGTTTATGAGCGTTGGGCAGAGGTGATTGCAAGCGGTGCACGTGCGCGTATCTACGAGACGCCCGGCCACGCTTATGAGAACCATGCTCTTGCAGACAAGAACAAGCTGTTGTTCACCAAAGGGGTCAACAAAGCAATTGCAGAGCGCGCTCGCGGACTATCCCGCACAACCGTGCGAGTCAGACCTCCGAGGCTGGTGTAATGAGTGTTATCAAACTTGTTCAGGGAGATAACAGGCCGTATATCAAAATGACGCTTACTAACGCCGATGGTTCAGTTGTTGACGTAAGTAGCGTATCTACGGTCATTGAGTTATTGTTTCGCGCGGTCGGGACGACTACTGTGTTGTCTACGATTACGTGCACCAAACCGAATGGTGGAAGTGATGGAGTAGTGCAATTTAACTTCCCTAACAACACCTTGGATGTTGCTCCCGGTCAGTACGAGGGAGAGGTCCAGATTACGTTTGGTAGTGAAATTCAGACCGTCTATGACGTGTTGAGATTCTACGTTAGACCACAGTTCTAGGAGACATCATGGAAAAGCTAACTGCAGCCGAATCTGTTGGCGCAGGCATCTCGCGAGGCGACGGTGCGTCTGAGATGCTGTCCGTAAACGGTCGTTATCA